ACCACCTCTAAAAATATTAAATGGTGGAAATTTAGGTTGATCGAATTGAAAAGGTTCTTGATTAGGTGCTGGTTGATTTTCGTCAAAATCTGCTGGTTTTGATCTTTCTGTTAAAAATTGATCATAAGCGTGTTTATATCTATTGAAATCAGACGATCCTCCATATCCTCCTGTAAAAGGATTATACCTATAATCCATTGTTGACATACCTGAATAATCTTGAGCATCTTTATAAAAAGGAGAATCACGAAACTCATCCATAAATTCATAAGTTGTATTTGGTTTGTCTTCTCTTAAAGAAGGAGACCAATCTTCCCCTCTTGGTTGGAAGATTGGCTGATAGCCACTATCTTTCCTTTTCCTTATGACATTACCCAAATGTTCATCCCATTGTCTTGATTTTTCTTCTGCTTCTGCTCTAGGTATATTAGGACCAAAATACATTATTTACCATTCTCCTTTGAACGAGTGAATGCTGTTGCAGCCATAAAGGAAGCCACTATCCCCAAGTTTGCCACAATATAAGTTGAAAGTAAAGCCGTAACCATTTCTACACGACTATCAGGTATTGCAGGACTCATCACCAATGCTATTAAAGCAATGGAAGAAATGCTTGAAACCCAACAGATTATTCGTTGCTGATCCTGCATCTTATCAGCATTTTCCAAACGAATCATTTTTTCTTCTCTGGCAATTTCCTCGTCTGTGACGATTCCGTCACCATCAAGATCATATTGCGAATATTTACTGTCTTTTTCTAATTTCTTTGCTGCCATAAGATACTCCTAATCGTTAAATTGTTTTTTAATGCTTCTTATGACATTTTTCAAGTTAAAAGGTTTTTCGTTAGGACGATAAGGGCATTGATACTCTCTTGGGCACACTCCTACCTCCTTTGGAATGTTATTCAAATACTCTGTATTATTTGCCCCAACATACACACACGTCATATTATCCCTAATAATTAACTGTTTTGCTAGTCGGCACGTTGTCATTTTAATTTCACCACTAAACGCTACCAGTACAAACAAACTTGCAAAACAAAGTGCTATTAACAGTATGTAAAGATAATTCTGTAAAATAATCATGACCCCACATTCATTGTAATTATCCAAACCATCCATCCAACAGCCGATAAACCAATTAGCCCCGCTACACCTATTACTGTGTATTCTATCAGTTTTTCCTTCTGCTCCTCTTTAGCATACACGGCTTTTTGCCTAGCCGATCTAATTTTCCCTTCTTCACGGATTAGGTCATCCCACGCCCTCATTCCATAATGGGCTATCATAAAATTTTTTAATTCCTGCCTTTGCTTTTCAACCTTCTTACGAGCAGCAAAACTCTCTAAAGCAACTTGCTCTACAGAACCATTAAACAATTTTGCCATCATTGAGGGGTTGTTTGCTGATTTATGGATATTGTCTATGTCGCTGACACAGCCCATCCACTTGCCGATTTCACTTGTTATTTCCTCGACTTCCTTGCCGATAACTATAGCTTTTTTTATTGCATTATAAGCTGTAGTAGCTCCCGTAACTGCCGCTGAAAGTGTGATCGGATCTATCATAATTCCTTCTTGAACAAATGTTCGGATTTAAAAACATTGTTTAACTCTAAAATACCCCAGAATACTTTCTGCCACTTGTTTGGCTTGATGTGCCACGCTTGACTTCACCACCTTTTTTGAACACCCTATAAATACCCTTCATATTCGCTCTAGGGTCTTTACTTGTACCCTTAGATATTTCTTTGGTAAGATTCAAGATACCTCTTCTATCTGCATCAGAGATAGATTTTCCAGATTCCTCAGATATTTTTTTGGCAAGATTCAAGATACCTGAACGTGGTACGATTTTTCTGCTATAGTCTCTAGGGCCAACTTTACCACCTTCTTTATATTTTGTCATTTTAGCATATTTAGCTCTTGTTGGCATTTTTGCCTCCTTTTTTCTTAACAGTAGCTTTTGCCTTCATTGTCGCTTTCTTCGTTTTAATAGGTTTAAGTTCAGCCTTGATCTCTGATTTTTCAGGCTCAACTTTAATCTCTACTTCTTCTTTTACAGGTTCAATTGAAGGAACACCTTCCTTTAGAACACCTTCCTTTAATCTTCTTCTCTCTACCTTTTTGGCTTTCTCAACTTGATAAACTTTTGCCATTACTGAACTAACCATCTTTAGACCTCCTAGTTTTAGCGTTAAGTTGTGCAATATCTCTTTGAGCCTCAATACGCTCTTCTGCAATACGAGTTTTATCATCTAATGACTCCTCCTGAATGTCAATTCTTTGTTGGTCAACAAGACGCTGATTTCTTTCTTTTTCTTTATCAAACTGCTGTTTCTTATCAAATTCCTCTGCTTTTCTTTCTATGTCAGCACCTTTCAATGACAATTCTTGTTTCCTAATTGTCACTAATGGATCTTCTGAAGAATCTGGCGACACAGTTTGTGCGTATTTCTCTGTCAATTCTCCAATAATCTCAGCAGCTCGATTTTGAATCTGCTCTTGTATCTGTTGTTGCATTTGAGGATTCTGTTGCATCATCATTTGTTGTTCCTGTGGAATATTAGCCATAACTTCCTTTTGAGCCATAGCTTCTGCCATCATGCCAATATGTTCCTGAATATGCCCTTGCAATGTCATTGCAATAGTTGCATTAACTTGAGCAGGATCTGTAGATAACATAGCTAAATGTGCCTCAATGTGAGCAGAATGATTTTGCTGTGGAAATGCCTGCAATCTTTGACCTCGCATAGCTTCCTGATTCTCTTTTGCAGGATTCATGGGCATGGGTTGCTGTGGCTGTGGCAATATCTGATCAATGTTCGACACACCTAATGCCTCATACATCTTACGATACGCCTGATACAATCCTGCTTCCCCACCATGAACTTGAGGATTACTCTGAACTAACTGTAATTGCGTCTGTGCCAATGCAATCCTCTGTGACATTGAAAAAATGTTAGGGTCACTTACTGGCACAACATCAATCTTATCATCAAAATCAGCCTGTTTTATTGTCGGTGGTGCACCTACAATCTGATAAGGATAAGGTGTCGGATTCATGGCAAAAACTTTTGCCAATAATTTAAACTCTTGCCTTTGTGCATAATGAAGACGCTTATGAATGGCAGACATTACTTTCGTGCCACGTTCCATCACAGCCATTGTCGTGCCAACAGGTGTCTGCCCAGACATGTCACTTATTTTCTGGTCAGCGGCAGAAGCAAAACGTCTTCCTGAATCTATTAGTGTTCCAAGAAGATTGTATAATGTTCCAGATGGCTCTTTAAACGGCAATGGCATTAAAGATTGCCGTATATCACCACCTGCACTATCAATATCTCGAAATTCACCAGGTGATAACGGTGTGTCCTCATCTCGTATTCTCGCACCCCTTGCCTTAAAACCTGCTGGTAAATTGCTTAATGTTCCTGCATCTATCAATTGTCTTAATAAAGATGTCGATGCTTTTGACAAACCACCCATCATATGTGTCAAGCCAAATCCATAAAATCCTAGTCCTGGCAAGAACTTATAATGAACGAAATACTGTTTTTTATTCATTAATGGATCGTTTTGATCATAATTTCTTCTTATCGCAAGAACTTCCCCTGTTGTTTCAAGAATAGACACAATATAAGGTATTTTTAAGCCACTTGGCTCACCTTGCTCGTCTAAATCTTCAAATCCTTCAATATCAAGATTTGTATGAATTTCATGAATAACAAGCTCTTCCTGTTCACTAGCACTCGAAACTCCATCTGCTCTGTCTATTTCTTCGTCAATGTCAGAATAATCTGTGGCATTAATATTTGATTCAGGCAAATCAATGTTCCTATAAAAACCTGATAATTGCATCTTCAAGACATCATTCTTGCTCATCCTAACAACATGAGTGATACGAGAAGCTGTTAATAAATCAGTCGCTGAATACGGTACAATAATATCTTCAGCATGAACAAACTTACTAACTGCCCTCTGTAACAGAGGATCAAAGTAAATTTTCTTAAATGTTGAACCTACAATAGGTAAATAAAATAACATCTGGTCAAGCTCTGGATCAAACTCTTCCATAACACAGGTTATCTCATAATTCATGTATTCCTTGACACGTTCTGCCTGTGCCACAACAGCAGGATTTTCATCCCCTATAATATCAACTCGAACTGGACCTCCTGATGGCAGTAATTCTCTATAAGCCTGTGCCTGAAACTGTGTAATGCTCTCAGATAATAATGGATGAACAATACCAGATGCTCCCTGAAACGGCTCTGTCCTGTCCTCATACTTAATGCCAAGTAACTCAATTCCTGACTTGTATATCTTTTCCCACTCCTCACGAGATGCAAGGTCATCTCTTACAAAATGAACTAAATCACTTGATATTTTCCCAAGTTCACCTTCTTCTATATGGTCAGCTAAATTTGCATCAAACGGTATTTGATCTTGAGGCATCATTGGCTCTTGAGGCAACTCACCAACAATTGCACTACCATCTTCCATCTGTGCAATGCCAGGTTGCTCTGGAAATTCTACAACATCAACAGGAATGTCGGTTATTTGACCCATTTCTTCTTCTATTGGGCCTCCTGGTCCTAGTGGTTCTGCCATTAATACACTCCTTTAAAATTATTTGTCACCACACCACCTTTATTTCTTTTAATGGGAAACTCTTTTTCAAAAGCATCATGAACCCTTCTTTGAAAAGGGGTTAAAGAATGATAACCATAACGAGTAGCTTTATGTCTAATGT